TAGGATAATGGCTAGCGATAGTTTAAAAAAATGGTTTGACAGAAATGATGGCAAAGGCTGGATTGACTGTAAAACAGGAAAGCCTTGCGGTAGAAAAAAAGGTGAAAAACGTAGAAGTTATCCTGCCTGTAGACCAACAAAAGCTCAATGTACCTCAGCGGCTAAGAAGAAAACTAGCTCTAAAAGAATTAGCTGGAAAAAAGGTAGAGTTAAAAAATCAAAAGGTGATGTCGTAGAAATTAGAATTGCTAAAGGATGTGGTAAAGTAATGAACGACAGAAGAAAGAAAACTAAGTTTTATTAGGAGAGCGTAATGCACAAAAAAACTAAAGGCTACTCTAAAGGTGGTAAAAAAGGCGGCGTAAAAAAAATGTCTAATGGCGGTATGGCTACTAAAGGCTATAGAGCTGGCGGTAAAGTAAAAGGCTATAGAGCTGGCGGTAAAGTAAAGGGGTACAAAAAGGGCGGAAAGGCAAGTAAATAGTGCCCTATCTTTACAGCAATATACCCCATTTTAAATGCTGGGTAAGGAAAGAATATACCCATAACCATGACAAATATCATGGTGAATTTTTGCACGCTATGGCAGTTGGCGTGACCACGATGCCAAATCGTTGTCTAGGATTTCATATTATATTTACTGGGGTAGAAGCTGATGGCGAGCCAGAGGATACAGTACATGGTGGAGCTATGTGGGCTAGAATGCCTATTACAGCTTTAGTTGGCGACACTCTTTTTGACGAATGGCCAAATCCAATGCAAGTTTACGATGCTCAGCCTTGGGATTGTTCTTCTCACCATAATTCTGTTTACGTTATTGATAGAGCAACTCCCTGCCCTTGGCTAGCTAAAATAGATGGAAAAATGTTTCCAGCAAAATATTATTTTACTGTTGATTATGCTGAAAGTGAAATAGCCGATGATCCAGCGCAACATAAAAGCAGTCATGTTTTAGAGCTATTAGATGCAGGAGAATGGACTGGAAATATAGTTGCGCTACCAAACAATAGGGTTAGGGTTACGCACCCCGCTTGGTTCCAAGTTGGGGACGGAGCGCCCGACTTTAGGCCGTCTCAACATATACATTATTCTAAATCTGATTTAGACTATACCCTAGACGTTAATCGAGTTTTCGATAACCTATATAACGAGGATTAGTAATGGCTTTGTCAGGAAGTACAGATTTTGAACCAAACGTAGCTGAGTTCGTAGAGGAAGCATTTGAAAGATGCGGCCTAGAGCTTAGAACTGGTTATGATCTAAAAACTGCAAGACGTTCTATTAATCTTATGCTTGCTGAATGGGCTAACAGGGGTCTTAATCAATGGACAATAGAGCAAGATACTCAAACTGTTACTCAAGGAACGGCTGAATATACTTTAAACTCTAACGTAATTGATATTCTAGATGTTGTTTTAAGACGTACAACAAATGGAGTTCAAACAGATATTTCTATTGATAGATTAAGCAGAAGTTCTTATCTAAACATTCCTAACAAAACAACCCAAAGCATGCCTTCTCAATGGTTTTTAGACAAGCTGAATGCACCTGTTTTAAAAGTTTGGCCTACGCCAGAAAACTCAACAGATATTTTGGTTTTTAATAAAATGATTAGAATGGATGATGCCGACGCTGGAACTAATACAATGGATATGCCTTTTAGGTTTTATCCTTGTTTTGCAGCAGGTCTTGCATATTATATAGCAATTAAAAGAGCCCCAGAAAAAGCTCAATTATTAAAACAATTATACGAAGAAGAATTTGATAGGGCTATGTCTACTGATGAAGATAAAGCATCATTTAGAATTAGGCCTTTTAATAGTTTGAGGTAACATGTCTTACGCTTCAGGTAAATTTGCAGTAGGTTTATGCGATAGATGCGCGTTTGAATATCCGTTGCTTGATTTAAAAAAAGAATGGACTGGTTTTAAGGTTTGTCCCGAATGTTTTGAGCCAAAACACCCTCAATTAGAACCGCATACAGCTCCAGCTGATCCTCAAGCACTTTATCAGCCAAGACCAGATACAGACAAAGAGGTTGGTGAAGGCTACGTTGTAGTGGTTTATACAGATATTTACACACCTCATTATATGAACTCAGACATTATAGGAACAAACTTTACAGTAGATGAAATGACAGGTGGAGTTGGAGAGGTTACAATTACAACATCATGAGCACTCCTTTAACATTATCAGAGCTAAAAACCCTTATACAAAATTTTGTTGAAAACGAAGAAACAACTTTTGTAAATACTTTAGATGACATCATTCAAAATGCAGAAGAAAGAATTTTTGAAATGGTTCAGTTTGATTATTTTAGAAGAAATGTACAAGGATCTATGACTGCTGGCTCTAGATTTTTAACAGCCCCAGACGATTTTGAATTATCTTTTTCTTTGTCTGTAATAGATAGTAATGGTGATTATCATTACCTTGATAAAAAACATCCTAGTTTTATGCAAGAGTATGCGCCAGATCCAACAGATTCATCAGCAAGAGGATTGCCATTATATTATGGTGACTTTGATAAAAATTTAAATACAGGATTGGAAGAGTCAACTTTAATTATTGCTCCAGTTCCAGATGAAAACTATACAACCGAACTTCATTATTTATATAAACCAAACTCTTTAGTTACAGATACAACTGGGACTTGGATGTCAGAACATGCAAGAAATGGTTTATTATATGGAAGTTTAGTTGAAGCTTATATTTTTATGAAAGGCGATCCAGACATGATGAAACTCTATGAAGATAGATTTCAACAAGAAATGGCAAGATTAAAAAACAAAGCAGAAGCAAGAGGAAGAAGAGACGAATACAGATACGATTCGTTAAGAACGCAAATAACTTAGTTTTTAAAAAAAAGGAGAAGATATGAAACCAATCAAGAAACTTGAAGGTAAAACCGTAGCTATTGTCGGAATGGGCAAAAGTTGGTTTGATTACAATTTAGCAAAATCACATGGATCACACTTTGATGAGGTTTGGGCTATTAATGCAGTAGCATCTGTTATATTTCATGATAGAGTCTTTATGATGGACCCACCATCTAGGTTTTTAGATACCGATGATGCTGGGGGACAAACTGATAGCATGTCTAAACTTCTTACTGAACACCAAGGGCCAGTTTATACATGTCAATTAGATGATCGTTGTCCTGGTTTAGTAGAGTATCCAATAGATGAAGTGCTGGCTGGATGCGGATCTCATTATATAAACAATACCGTTGCTTATGCAGTAGCCTTTGCCTTGTGGAATAAAGTTGCAAAAATAAAAATGTTTGGAATTGATTTTAGTTATAAAGGCAATTTGCATTTTGCTGAAGCAGGCAGAGCTTGTGTAGAATTTTGGTTAAGCAAAGCAATGTTCAACGGTATTGAGATTGAGGTTGCTCATACGAGTGGATTGCTTGATACAGCAGTTCCTGCGGAAGAAAAACTTTATGGCTATCATCGTTTAGATGATCCTTTAGTTGTTATTACAGATGAGAAAGGAGTTTTAATTGCTAAAAAAAGAAGTCAGCTACAACAATTTAAACAAGAACAAGCTCCTGTTTTAATAGACAGGAACGACAGTCACCTTAAAAAAAATAAAGTAGGAGAACCTAACAAATGGTAATGAGTTATAAAGCTGGACCCGAACTAGGGATTATTGAAGTACATACAACAGAAGAGGGAGGCCATCCAATTGAGTTTTGGTCTAACCTTTGTATAGAAAGAATTGTGCAGGTAAGCGAAGAAGCGCCAGAAGAAGTTCAAAATCAAGTAAAAGAGTACAAAGACAATATTAAAAAAGTTATTGAACAATATATGCAAAATGCTATAAAATCTGATAGGATTACAATTAATAATCAATTAGATAAAGCAGGTTTAAAAGAAGCCTCTGATTTAATTAGGAAACTATAATTATGGCAATTACATCAACACTTACAACAAGTTTTAAAGTGGAGCTTTTAAAAGGCAATCATGATTTCGATAACGGAGCTGATACTTTTAAACTTGCTTTGTATACTTCTTCAGCAACTTTAGGAGCTACTACTACTTCGTTTACCACTACAGGTCAAGCATCTGGTACTAACTATTCTTCAGGTGGAGCTAACTTAACAAATGTAACTCCAACAAGCTCTGGAACAACAGCTTTTACAGACTTTGCTGATTTAACTTTTGGTACTGCTACCATTACTGCTAGAGGCTGTATGATTTACAACAGCTCTGACAGTAACAAATCAGTAGCAACAATTGACTTTGGTGGAGATAAAACATCTACCGCTGGAGACTTTACTATCGTATTCCCAGCAGCAGCATCCTCTACAGCGATTATAAGAATCGCCTAGCCTTAAATGGCTTTTCTTAACGGTTGGGGTAGAGGCACTTGGGGTCAACTTGGGTGGGGCGAAGGCTCTATACCTGTCACTCTTACTGGCCTATCAGCAACATCAGCCTTAACAGCACCTGGAGTAAACGGACAAGCTGTTGCAGCAGTAGCTGGCATTACAGCAACACTAGGCGCAGTTTCAGTCACAATCAACGCAGATGCTAACGCTACTCCAGCAGGACTAGCAAGCACTTCAGCATTAGGCACTCTAGCCAGCGTAACTGGTAAAGCAAACATCACTCCATCCAGCCAGGTTGGAACTTCTGCTTTAGGTACAGTAACTCCTGAAGCTCAAGCTGTTGTTTCTATACCTAATTCATTAGTTGCTACTTTAGGCAATGTTTCAGTATTGGTTGATGCAGAAGCAACCATCATCATTAGTACAGGTGTAGCAGGAACAAGTGCAG